CATATCTGTCTATTATGTTACTTTCTTAATTCTAAAGCAGGTCTATTATCCCTTATCCTATAACTCTTTGATAGTTGAAACAAAGGCGTGTGTTCCTGTTGATACTTTATAGTCGGTAATTAGATTAGCTTGCCAATCTTGGTTATTTGTTTTGTTGACGCCTTGATAAAAGGACATCATTAAATCGTGTTTGAAACCTTTAGCTGTTGTTGTATTTTCATAAACATCTATTGTGTTCATTACATATCAACCTTTGTTGTATCTTTAAAGGTATCAAACCATTCTTCGGCATAATGACACTTCTTATAATTTTTAAAGTATGGGCCACCTTCCGTATAGTGTACTAATTTAGCGTGTACATTATATTGATATTCATTTACTAAATGATTCCATTCCACATCTATATCACCAATCAAGTCTTCGTTCTCTAACCATTTAAATTGGTGAAGTTCTAAACCAGAGGCACTATTTACATAGTCAGGTGTGAGTGTTGTACACTTGGCATTATTAAATATCATCATACTAGACCAGTTCTTTTTAGGATATACTGTTTGTGGTTGATTCATAAACTTGATTGTACTATTAGGTGTATAATCATGTTTAACACATTGTACGGCATATTTTGTAGTTCTTTGTCGCCACAATAATGAAATATCGGCACGAGCTAACATATCACAATCCATAAAAATAGCGTGACCGGAGTAGTTACATAGATAAGGTACCAAAAATCTACTAAAAGCAAAATCAGTAGATTGTATCGGCAATCTTTCTCTTACAAATATATCTTTAATATTTTTTAATCGTATTGGTGTAATTGCTAAGGGTTGTGTGGAGTGTTTAAGTAAACTATGACTTAATGCACTAAAGGCCACCTTTTCATTATCATCATATCCTATAAAAATTCTAATCATTTACAACTTTACCTATACTTTCTCTTTCAATATCATTATGGTCAAATTCTGCCCAATATAACTCAAAAGCAATACCATCTTTTAATCCTTCAAATTGATGATATACACCAGGTTTAACTCTTGTAAAATCTCCAGCTTTTAGTATTGTTTCATCAACTAACTTGTAATCATTTTGCCATACTCTAACAATCATTTCACCAGACTCAACAAAGAATCCATTCCATTTATGTTTATGTAAATGTTTAGAACATTGTATACCTTTTGTAAATTCTATTCTATGAAATTCTAAAACTCCATTGGCGTGTATCAATTCTGTTTGACCCCATATTTTACCTGCTTTCATTTTAACATCACTCCTGTATCTTTTCGTTTTTTACCTTTTAAGTGATCGGCATATTCACTCATTGGTGTATCTGGCCATGGATTACCATTCTTCTTAACATTTGGTGCTAAGTTGTATTGTGGTTGTCCAGCCAAGTATTTTTTTCTTACACAATCCCATACGTAACTATCGTGCCATTCTTTCTCTTGGAATAATAAATCTTTTGTATAGTGTTCTCTTAATTTATATATAAAGCTTTTAGTTGCCTCCATCCGTAGATTATATCCTACAAATCCACATTCACTATAGTAAGCCGGTCTGTCAATAAATGATATACATTGATCTTCAGGTAAAAATTTCTTAATAACTTCTTTTTCGGTTATTGTTTTTTTAAATACAATATCAGCGTCAATCCAAAACACGTAATCATAGTCACAAGTTAACATTAAGTGAGTTTTAGCAAATATTTTATAAGAAAATCTAATTGCGTCTAATCTATAATTAGCTCCTTCAATAATCTTACTAGGATCATTTTTAGCTACACTATCTACATTCTTCTTGGTATTTCTTTCGATAAACTCCGACAATTCTGGATTTGTTTCGTGTATATTTCTAAACTTTATATTGTCGTTTTTAGGGTCTATTTTTGGTGTCCAACCCTCGTGGTACACATACAAATCAAATGGCCAATTGTATGTACTCATAAATCTATGAGCATAATAATCGTATAATTTTTTATTAAATGTCGTTACAAATGCTATTTTCATATCCTGCCCTGTCAACAAATTCTATTTGATCTGTTATCCCTAGTTCATCTAAACGCCAGTGTTTAAGGCCTGTATTACGCCTCTGAGCGCCGTACACCTTATATCCTTTGTCTAGTAGTAGTTTCTCCGTCTTGTCCTGTAATTCCTGTTATAATCGCTTTTTTCATAATCTTTCCAACAAGTTAATACTCTAACTCGTTCCAACTCCTCATCATCATTTACATTTACTGCCTCTATCAAATCATAATTTAACATTTTGGCGTAAGTTAATCTTTTGTTTCCATACCGTATTAGTCCTTTATATAATATTATTGGCCAATTCATATTTTCATCTATACTATTATATAGTTTAACAAAACTTGGTGCGTCTATAACACTATGACTAAAATCTAATTTCTTTACATCGCATACTAAAGTTTCACAACCTGATACTTTATTTTTAGCTTTAAGAATTTTCATAACCAACCTTTGCTATATAATAACTATCTATAATATCTGTTACAGGATTGTTCAATTTCTCCATATCGAATACTTTTCTTAAATCAACTCCAGTGTGTTTCGTAAAACTTTCATACATATATTGTTTATCAGCATTTCCTTTACCTGACGCATATTTCTTAACGACACTAGGAACAACTGTGTTATATAATAATGTAGGAGATACTTGTAATCTATATTTAAGAATACCACAGTTCTCTGCGATCTGAAATACTGCTTGACCTTTAGAGCCAAACGAGTAACCTTCGATATAAATTTGTGCTGTGTCTTGTTTGTGTTTGTGGATAATATCCAAGGCCCAAGTAGAAATGTTGGAAAATCTTTCAATAGGAGTATTATATTCTTTATGTTCATAACCAAATATGTTCTTACCAAATTGTCCAATATGCTTCTTCTTACTTGTTAGAAAGTGAAAAGTACATTCATTAAAATCAAAGTTCTCATCTGTTATACAGATAGCTGGACTATTTAAACTATAATCAATTCCAATTATCGTCTTCGGATTCGTTTGTCCAGATTGATTCTTCACCGTCATCTTCAATTTCCTCTACTTCACGTCCACAAAATGGACAAGTTAATGGCTCAAGGTCTTGTACCTCAATATCCCATTCTACTGTATATTTAGTTTCACAACTGGAGCAAGTTTTTAGTCTTTTTTCAATCATTATAGTTTAAAGGATTTAAATTGATCTTTCTTAACGTCTTGTTTAATACCACCAATAACATAAGACTCAATCTCTGTTTCCTGTGGAGCATTTTGTGTTGATCTACTATTCAACCAATGGTCAACCCAAGGTAACGGATTTGTTTTTTGATTATATATAGGATTTAATTGTATAGCTTTCATTCTTCTATTTGCCATATACTCAACAAATTGGTGTAACAATTTTTCTGATAAACCAATCATTGAACCTTTTGAAAATAGATAAGTTGCCCAGCGTTTTTCTTCACCAACGGCCTCATCATACATTTTATAAACTTCTTTCTCTGTATCTTTAATAATCTTTAAGATTTCTTTATCATTTTCATGGTCTCTCCAGTTATTAATAACTCTTTGTGACATTGCTAGATGTTGACTTTCATCTCTAGCAATAAATGATATAATCTTAGCAGAACCCTCTAGTTTCTTTAATTCACCAAAGGCAAAACTACAAGCAAACGATACATAAAATCTTAGGCCTTCTAATATGTTTACCGATACCATTGCTAGATATAAACTTTTCTTTAGTTCATACATATCAACTTTATCTGGTGTTAATGTCCATTGATAACCTAATTTAATTAAATCATCATAGGTTTTTGTAACTGAATTTGCTCTTTTTTCAATCTTTTCATCTTGTATAATCGTATCAAATACTAATCCTGGATCTGAATATAGATTTTTAATAATGTAAGTATAACTTCTACTATGAATAGTTTCCATAAAGTCCCATGCTACAATGGCACCTTCTAATTCTGGTAATGATACAAAAGGTAAAAATGCTAAACACGGACCTCTACCTTGTACACTATCTAACATTGTTTGATACTTTAGATTAGATGTAAAAATAAACTTTTGTTCATCACTCAAATCAAGGTAATCATTTCTATCTTTTTGTAAAGATACTTCTTCAGGTCTCCAAAAGTAACCTAACTGTTGTTGTGTTAACTTATCAAATATAGGATACTTCATTGTGTCATATCTTTGTATTTGTAAATCTTCACCAAAAAACATTGGTTGTTTTGTAAAATCTACCGTTTTACTTTTATTTAATACTGATTTTGTCATTATTTGTAGTCCTTGTCCTCATCTTCGTTTCTTTTTTCATCTTTGTAAAAGTAGTCCTTACTATCACCAAATGCCCATTTTTCTTCCTGTTCACTGAAAAAGTATCTACTAGAAACCTGAAAGTCAGGTATCTTTAACTCTTTCGGCGTTAGTGATTGTTCAAACCATAACATTCTATTGTTAGGCTGGGCAAAGAATTGTCCGTTATCTAGTTTACCAAAGTTATGTTGTTTATGTTCACTTGGTACTTCAGCAACTGTTGTATTTATAATATTTGAATCACTATGGCAAGCGTCAATTGTGAACAGATATTCACCTTTCATCTTCTTACCACCTTTTAACAGTATCTTTACATCACAATTTCTTAACAATCTTTTTGACCAAACTTGTATGTCATATGAAAAAGAATCCCATAGACACAATTCACCAAGTTTTAGTTGTTCTTCTTCTTTTATATCCGTTCTCCATGTAAAAGCACACAAAGGAAACTTATCAAAACAAGCACCATAATCTGGTAGATATGCCTCAAAATATAAGGCACGACCTTGTATTGATTTTACAGATATTAACACTGCTTCAACAAATTCTCCATGACCTTTTTCTAAATCATGTAAGTATTCTTTTTTAATAAAGACTTTTATATAAGGTAAGTTTGCTACGAAGTTCATTATATTGTACAGCTTTCACAATCTTCCTCGTCTATTTGTGGCTTATCTTCAGGTACATTATCGTGGAAACCAACAGGATGTGCCGGTTCGTCTATATCTTTCTTAGCGTCATATGTATTCTGATAATATGATGTTTTCCAACCTAACCTGTATGTCGTTAAAAGGTCGTGTGCCATTACAGATACAGGTACCTGATTGTCTTCGTAGTTCTCTGGATTATATGACCAGTTACCTGATATAGACTGATCAAAATACTTTTGCATTACAGCCACTACATTTATATATCCCTCATTTGATTTCATATCCCATAATAAAGTATAATTACTTTTTAGTTTTTTGTAATCAGGTACCACTTGTTTTAATGGACCTTTTTTACTTTTCTTAATACTTAAATAATCTCTAGGTGGTTCAATACCGTTAGTAGCATTTGAAACCACACTAGAGGATTCAGATGGCATTTGAGCCGAAAGGGTGCTATGTCGTAGACCTGACTCTTTTATTTCTTTCCTTAAACTCTCCCAATCATAAGTTAGATTTCTGGTTACAACCTCGTCTACCTCTTTCTTGTAAGTGTCTATTGGTAAGATACCATCAGAATATTTTGTTCTATTAAAAAATTCACAAGGACCTTTTTCTTTAGCAAGTGTGTTGCTTGCTTTTAAAAGATAATATTGAAACGCCTCTGTTAATTTATCAACTTGACGCCATGCTAATTTTTGGTCATATGTGTAACCTTTTTTTGCTAGATAATGAGCAAGGCCAATATAACCTACACCTAAACTTCTTCTCGCCTTTGTAGATATTTCAGCAGCTCTAACAGGATATTGTTGATGATCTATAATTTCATCTAAACTTCTTACTGCTAAATCACATAAGTCCTCTAATTCATCTCTCTTGTCTATTATGCCTACATTGATAGCAGATAGAATACATAAAGCAATTTCTCCTTCTCCATCTATATGATCAATAGGGTCAGTAGGTAATGTAATCTCCTGGCAATTGTGTACTAATACGCCATTAGCGAAAAAGTTATGGTTTTTCTCTACAGTTATATCATAAACTGGTATTTTGTTTTTTAAATGTTCTATTCTTAAAGCCATATTCTTTTTCCTTCTATTGTTTTGTATTTCTTGCCAAGATTTGCTTTCCTAAGTAATTGTTTATGTTCTTCACTTTTAAAACCTGGAGTATGTTTTAATTTTGTTTTTTGTTCTAGTAAATTATAAAAATGTTCGTTACTTCCTTTAAATCTATTTTTAGAAAAATATATAGGGAATTTTATGTTTTTTGTTCTAAGGTGTCTTTTAAACGTTCCTAGTCCAGGTATATATTTTAGTTCTAAACAATATTCTACGCAAAAATCAATTAATTCTTTATCTGTAAATCCACAAGAATTTCCATTTTTTACACCTTGTACACTACGTTTATTATTTTTATGCCATTTTTCATAATTTTCTGGGTTTACTATCCAACCACCCGAACCACCTGCGGTTGCATTATAACCAAATTTCATAGTATTATATTTTTCTATATAACCAATTTCTTTTTTTCTCATCTCTCCTTCTGATTTACAAGTTTCCAATACTTCTAATAGAAAATTATCTTTTCCATATTTTCTAATAGCTGAATGGAATCTAAATTTGGAACCGTTTCTGGCAGCTGAAAGGTGTCTGTTCCACCTATGGTCTAAACCATAAATTGAGATGCCGATATATGGTTTATTATTTGTTTTGTTTGTTATTTTATAGATTATCATATTTCCTCGTAATGTTGTTTCTAATATTTATAATAAACAGAAACTATACTACCTACTAACTATTCTATTACTAATTTATCGTTCTCTTTTAATTCTTTAGCCATTATATAACCACGGTTTTTAGTATAAACTCTATGTTCCGGTGTTAATATGATTGATTTGTTGGTATCTTCGTCTGTAATCTTTAATACTTCAGCACTATCACTTGTCTTACCAAAATCAAGTACCTTATTAAACTCGGTTTCATTGGTTTTTAGATTTTTTGAATATACCTTTATAGTATCATCTTCTTTTAGATATGTTTCTAAATCTTAATTCAATGTCTTT